CCGATTTACTTCCACCAAAAAAGGGATGGGTGTTTTGGGATAAGAAGATAACAAACGCAAAAAACACGAATTTTTCCGATGGCGAATTAGCGTGGACTTCTTTTGACTGCGTGTTGAGGCGGTTTACTTATGATTGGATTGGATTCGGATATTTGAATAACCCGCAAAAAGAAAAAAAAATCCACCCCACGCAAAAACCAGTGAAGCTCTACGAATGGTTGCTTGACAATTACGCAGAAGAAGGCCAAACCATTTTGGACACTCACCTTGGTTCAGGATCCATTGCACTTGCGTGCCACAATCGTGGCTTTGCCCTTACCGCCTTTGAGATTGATAAAGAATACTTTGAGGCTGCAAAGAAGCGCCTCGAGATACACCAAGCGCAACTAACAATGTTTTAAAATATGCCAGGAAGAAAACCAAAGCCAACAGCAATGCTGAAGGCAGCAGATACATATAGAAAAGATAGACACGAAGAGCGCCTTGAGGTGCAAGGCCGTCCATCGCTCCCTACCTACCAAAGCAGTGAGGAAACCTTTGACTGGTTGGTCAAGCACCTCGATGATCTTGGTGTGGTAGCAGAGTTGGATGCCATAGCGTTGCAGATGCTCTCTGATGCGTGGGAGGACTACTGCGCCAGCAGAGCAGTGATAAAAAGATTAGGCCCTACCTATGCGACCACCACCGCACAAGGTGATGAGATGCACCGACCACGGCCCGAGCTTGCAATGATGAATGGTGCTTGGGATAGAATAAAAAAGATGCTGCCCGAGTTTGGACTCACCGCAGCAGCAAGAGCGAAGCTCAACGCCCCCGAGCGTTTGGATAGTTTAGAAGATTTATTAGGAGGAGATTAATGTACGATAACAACAAAGCAGATAAGGTCATCCGATTCATTGAACGGGTGTGTACACACGTCAAAGGTGATTTGGCCAATAAGCCATTCATATTGGAGCAGTGGCAGATAGATTACATCAAGGAACTCTTTGGTAGGGTGAATGCTGACGGCACACGTCAGTACCGCACCTCCTTTGTGTTCATCCCTCGTAAGAATGGGAAGAGTAACCTACTTGCTGCCATTGGTCTTGCACTGCTGTTCGTGGAGAAAGAGCCAGGAGCGGAGATATATGTTTGTGCTTCCTCTCGTGACCAAGCGAACGCCATCTTTGATGTGTGTAAGCAAATGGTTCGGAACCAGCCCGTGCTGGAGCGCAGCTGTAAGGTGTACCGCAACTCTATCGTCCTTGGTGGAAGCAACTCCTTCCTTAAGGCCGTAGCAGCAGATGCGGGAGTGCTTCACGGTGCTAACGCCTCGGCAGTGCTCTACGATGAGGTGCACAGCGCCAAGAACCGAGAGCTGTGGGATGTAATGAGTACCTCAATGGGTGCACGCTCCCAACCACTTATGTTTGGCATCTCCACCGCTGGAGTGTTTGATCCTAACAGCGTTTGCTATGAGCTCTATGATTATGGCAAGAAGGTTCGTGATGGTGTGGTAGAGGACACCACCTTTTTGCCGCTCATCTATGAGGCGGGGCAAGGCGATGACATCCATAGTGAGGAGACGTGGCGCAAGGCGAATCCCAACTATGGGGTGAGCATCAAGCCCGAGTATTTTAAGAAGATGAGCCAAGAGGCAAAGACCTTACCATCGAGTGAGATTGCCTTCCGTCAGTTGCACCTGAACCAATGGGTGAACTCCTTATCTTCTTGGATCACTGATGATGAATGGATGAAGAGCAGTGGCACCGTTAGCCTTGAGGAGCTCAAGGGGAAACCTTGCTATGGTGGGCTCGACCTTGCTGCGGTAGAGGATGTGTGTGCACTGGTGCTCATCTTCCCGTGGGAGGACGGCAGCATCAAGGTATTGCCCTACCTCTTTGTCAGTGAGGCGGCAGTGGAGCGCAGACGGGTGCAGACGGGTGGTTCTTATGATGCCTTTGTTTCCAAGGGTGAGCTCATCGTTACCGATGGCAATAGCACTGACTATGGCGTTATCAAGCAAAAGATATTAGAGGCAGCCAGTGTGTTTGATGTTCAGAGCATCGCCTTCGATAGATGGAACTCCAATGCTTTGGTTCAGCAGTTGGTTGATGAGGGCATTGATATGGATCCATTCGGTCAAGGCTTTGTCTCTATGAGTGGGCCAATTAAGAACGCAGAGGTATTGGTTAAGAAGGGCTTGCTGCACCACGGTGGTCACTCTATGCTGCGTTGGATGATAGGCAATGTTGTGGTGAAGAAAGATGATGCCGAGAACGTGAAATTTAGCAAGGCAAAAGCTGGAGATAAGATTGATGGTGTGGTGGCAATGATAATGGCTTTGGGTGAAAAGATGACCGTTGAGAACTCTGATGTGAGTAAAGTCAGCACCTATGAAACGCAAGAAATTCGCTTTTTATGACACTCGATGAAGCCAAGAAATTAGGCCTTTGCTTATTTGATATACACGGAATCACTCCCTGGATCAAGCACTTGGGAGGTGAAAATTACGGTATTGAGATGCTTTTTGAGGGGGAGATTTACCTCATTGAAAAGAGCCGATATTAACAATTTTTTGTTAATTTTCTTTTTTTTCCTCCTATATATAGGGGAAAAAAAATAAAAATAAACCGATTGCACTCCCTATTTCTTTTTGTGGCTGCGCCTATGGACGCAGCTCCAAAAACAAATAGTGAGAGGGGGTGCAAAAGATTTTTGTGTATATACATCGAGATAAATGAAAAAATGTATACCTTGATAGGGCAACAACAAAAAACTTTTTATTATGAGAGACATTGATTTCTTTGTAGGTGATTACCTATACTCAAAACGCTTCGGCTGGCAGTACAAAATTGTAAGCATCAGAAATGGTGTGGCAATCATTCAAGACATCGTTCGTGAAAATGTAAGATTGAAATTTACATTGAACGCCTTGCGCAATAGAGTGCGAATCGATAGCTTTGTTCACTCACCGCATCCCTTTTAGATTTGGTTTGGTTTCTTTTTTTTAAACGTGTTTAGCGGTGCGCCCCATCTTTAAGATGGGGCTTCTTTTTTTCTCATTAAGTGATAGTTATATTGCACTCGTAATTACAATGTTTCTACTCACTTATGGCGGAAAATCAGAACTTGTTTGGGCGCATTTTAGGTGCATTCCGTGCCTCGCCTAACAACCCATCAACGTCATTGGCGAATCCCGCCTCTTGGATGTTTGATGGTTCCGCATCAAAGACTGGCATTGCCATCACCGAAGATAGCGCTATGCGCCTCTCTGCGGTATTTGGCGCTGTTCGTGTCATCTCCGAGACCATCGCTTCCTTACCTTGGGCTGTAAAGCAAGATGTAGACGGAACAACACGCAACGCCTCGGCACACCCAATCAACAAACTTATTCACTCGCCTAACGGTATGATGACGGACTTTAACTTTAGAGAAGTTTGTCAAGCACACCTTTGCCTCCACGGAAATGCTTTTATTGCGATCCGTAGGAACGAGGCTGGGCAGCCCGTAAAACTCATTCCCGTACACCCTGATAGAGTACAAGTCAAAGTCTACAAGGATGAAAAGTTCTACACCATTGATGATGGTAAGGAGACCTTTGACGATACCGAGATGATTCATATCCTCGGCCTTTCTTTTGATGGTGTTGTAGGTAAGAGTGTTATTGAGGCAGCAAGAGAGAGCATTGGCCTTGGTTTGGCTGCTGACCAGTTTGGTGGTTCCTTCTTTGGCAATGGTGCCAATGTAAGTGCTATCCTTACGCACCCTGGCCGTTTATCGGATGAAGCGTACAAGCGCCTGATGGCATCTTGGCAACGCAGATACTCGGGCCTTGATAACGCACACAAGACTGCAATCTTGGAAGAGGGAATGTCCTTGCAAAAGGTCAGCATCTCCCCACAAGAATCGCAGTTTTTAGAAACTCGCAAATTTGGTGTGGAAGACATCGCACGATTCTTCCGCATTCCACTCGCTTACCTCGGCTCTTTAGAGAACAGCTCCACTCGAGCAAACATCGAGGAACAGGGTATTCAATTTCAGAGAAATACGATCCTTCCTTGGGTGAAGCGCTGGGAGGCCGAGTTCAATCGCAAACTCTTCCCTAATGATGAGGCGTACTACATCCGTATGAATATGGATGGGCTTCTCCGTGGGGACATCTCAAGCAGATACTCCTCGTATGCCACCGCAAGACAATGGGGCTGGCTGTCGGTAAATGATATCCGCAGACACGAGTCAATGGATCCTATCCAAGGTGGAGATGTGTACCTACAACCATTGAATATGGTTGAGGCTGGAACTGATAACGCTGCTGAATAATGCCCTGGACGGATTACCCACAAGCAGCAGTAGATAACGCCAAAAGAGCGTTAGCATTGCGTGAGGAAGAAGGGAGCGATTGCGGCACGGTGGTCGGGTGGAATACTGCCCGAATTTTAGCCGATAGAGGCGTTGTGAGCCACGATAGACTGCCACGCATCTATTCATTCCTTTCTCGTGCAAAAGTGTACGACACGGGCTCATTTAAAGATGAGGATGGCAATCAAGTGTGTGGGAGTATTATGTATGCAGCTTGGGGTGGCGATGAGATGCTACGCTGGGCCAAGTCAACATTAGAGGAAATGGAAACGAACGAAAGACATATTAAGAGTGTAGTTGAGACTGATGAGGAGATCGTCATCACCTTTGGTAAGGGCGAGATGTCAGATGAGAGCGGCTACAAAGAAGAAGAGCGTGCAGAGGCCGATGAGTTAAGCGTTGGTGATTTTGTACGTTGGAGCACCTCGGGCGGTAGCGCTTATGGTGTTATCATACAAATAGAAAGAGATGGAGAGCTTGAGGCAGATAGTGGCTTCACGGTCAACGGCACTGCTGACGATCCAGCGGCTCTCATTAGAATATACCGCTACTCCTCGGAAGAGGAAGCCTACATTGAGCGCAAGCCCGCTCTTAATGTGGTACACCGCTTCTCAACATTAGAGAAGTTTGATGCAGAGGTGCGTGGCCATAAGGCTATTGTAGAAAAGCGTGAGTTCCGTATGGAGAGCGCAGAGTACGAAGGCCAAACCATTAGAGGCTACGCTGCTGTGTACAATAGCGATAGCGAATGGATGGGAGGCTTCTACGAGCAAATTGCTCCTGGTGCCTTTGATAGTGTAATGGAAAACGACGTAAGAGCCTATTTTAATCACGATGAGAACTTGTTATTGGGTAGAGTGTCCAGCGGAACCCTACGCATTGGTTCTGATTCCCGTGGCCTCTACTACGAAGTTGACCTACCAAATACATCTTATGCAAATGATTTGGTTGAATTAATGAAGAGAGGCGATGTGAATCAATCATCTTTTGCCTTCTTGATTGAGCGTGACCGCTGGGAAGAGCGTGATGGCAAAACGTATAGAATAATAGAAAAAGTATCAAGGCTTCTTGACGTATCTCCCGTATCGCAACCTGCGTACCCTGATGCGACAAGCGAGTTGATGATGAGAAATAATACACCCGAGTCAGAGGGTGCTGAAGCGGAGGTTAAGGCCGAAGTGGAGGAAATTACTGACGTTGAAATCTTTGAATATAAACTCAAACTTTTAAAACTCGATTAAGATGAAAAACATCGAATTAAGAGGACGCCGTGCACAGCTCATCAAAGATGCTGACGCAATTGTAGCTGCTGCACAAGCTGAAGGTCGCTCTATGACGAGCGAAGAAAAATCAAAGTTTGAAGCTATCGAAGCAGATGCTCGTGGCTTGAAACAAGAAATTGAAATCATTGAGCGCAATGCTGAATTGAAGAAAGAGATTGCTTCTATGGAAGGTGAGGCTCGTGCCGCAGCTCCTAAAGCAAACGCTGCTTCTGCATTTGGTAAGTACTTGCGTCACGGATTCTCTGCATTGACTGCTGAGGAGCGTGCAATGGTACAAAAGCGTGGTACTGCAACACAAGTTGCTGGAACTGATAACTTGGGTGGATACTTGGTACCTCAAGAGTTCAGCAATGAGTTGAATGTAGCAACTGCCTTCACTGGTGAGGTTGAGCGTTTGGCTAAGAAATTGAACACTGCATCAGGCGGCTTGTTGGACTACCCAACATTGAACGATACTGCTACTGACGCAAACTTGGTGACTGAAGCTGGTGCTGTAACCGTACAAGATATGACTTTTGGCAACGCTCAATTGTCTGCTTACAACTACAGCTCTTTGGTTCGTGTATCTCAGCAATTGTTGCAAGACTCTGCTTTTGACTTGAACTCGTTCTTGGTTGAAGCTATGGGTGAGCGTATCGCTCGTGCAACTAACGCAGCATTCACTACTGGTACTGGCTCAAGCCAACCACAAGGTATCGTGACTGGCTCTGCATTGGGTAACACTGCTGCTGGTGCAACTGCAATCACTGCTGATGATATCCTTGACTTGATTTACTCAATCGATCCTTCTTACCGTAACAAGCCTGGATTCGGTTTGATGGCTCACGATAACATCATCGCTGCTGTTCGTGCTTTAGGACTTGGTTCTGCTAACGACTTCCCAATCTTCATTCCTTCAATGGAAGTAGGTCAGCCTGACCGCATCTTCGGTGTTCCAGTTTATGTGAACAACGATATGCAGTCAAGCATCGCTACGGGAACAAAAACTATGGTTGCTGCTGACTTCAGCCAATTCGTAGTTCGTAACGCTGGTGGTATTCAAATGCTACGCCTAAACGAGCGCTTCGCTGATGAGCTCGAGGTAGGCTTCGTAAGCTGGAAGCGTTCTGACTCTAAAGTCTTGAATAGCGCAGCTGTTAAGCACTTGATCCAAGCATAAGGATGAAAGTAGTCTTTAAAAAGACTGTTGTTGGTAATGGGTTCCGCTTCCGCCAAGGTGCGGAGGTGGAACTCCCCAACGATAGAGCGATGGAGTTCTTGAACGCTGGGTACTGCGAAGCAGTTGCAGAGCCACCTAAAAAGCGTGCCAAGAAGAGCGTGTCGAAACCAAAAAGTAAAGAAACAAGGTAATGGCCTATTCAGTAGTAACAGCGGCAGCAAGTGAGCCGATTACATTAGAAGAAGCAAAGAACTTCTTGCGTGTAGATGGTAGTGATGAAGATGCACTTATTGGTGCGTTGATATCTGCTGCACGGGAGATGTGCGAGCAATACACTCGTAGGATCCTCGTTACTACTACCATTGATGAGTATTTTGATGGATTCCCAAACTATCGGAATGCACAAGATAAAGACATCATCTACTTATCCCGTGGCCCAGTATCAAGCATCACCTCGGTGAAGTATGTTGATGAGATAGGTAGCGAGAGCACCGTATCCTCATCTGCGTATGTAGTTGATACTATTAGCGAACCAGCAAGGATTGCTTCAACAGCGGGATGGTTTGCGACAAACGGAATCATCAACCAAGTCATCGTTCGCTACACCGTAGGTACGGATGTGAGCAGTATCCCATCTCCATTAAAGCAAGGGATGCTTCTTATCATTAGCGATTTGTATGACAAGCGAGATGACCGAGTGAGAAAGATGCCAACAGCATCAGAGTATTTGTTTAATCCATTCCGAATCTTCACCTTCTAATGATTGACCAAGCTGGACAATTGGATCGTAGAATCACTTTGCAAACATTCAGTGAGACTACGGATACTTTTGGGCAAGAGGTGAAAACCTACTCTACCCTTGCTTCAGTGTGGGCAAATGTGAAGGAGAACATTGGAGTTGGTAATGGAGAGGGTGAAAAAGGCGATATGATTGCTGCTACCAAGAAGGTAGAGTTTATCATCCGCTACCGCACTGATGTGAATGAGCAAATGCGTATAACATACAACAACAATACCTATAAGATTCAAGCCATCCAATCCGCAGATGCTCGCAAGGCATTCCTTAAGATAGTTTGCTTGTGGTCTGATGCGCAGTGATGGAGAAAGTAAAAGTAAGTGTTGAGGGCGTAGATGAGGTGATGAAGAAGCTCCGCAAACTTGATGATAGGCTCAAGAAGAGAATCCTCAAGAAAGTAGGGAGAAAAGCATTACCTCCAATGGTTGACTCTTACCAGCGCAACATCACTGATGGTGATGAGGTGTTTAAGGTTTTCCGTAACGGTAAGATATACACCGAGATACAACCAGGACAATTACGCAAAAGTGTTGGTATTAAAACACCGAAAGCACTACAAAAAAAGGATGTAGTTGGTATGAGTGTCGGGCCAAGAAGGTCAGGCAAGGTTTACCGACAACCAAACAAAGGTGGATGGTATGCGGGGATGATCAACTTCGGATGGCTACGACCTTGGTGGGGTAAAGAAAGATACAATGGGCAGAATTTAAACTTCGCACAAAAGGCAATGGCGGCAGCCAAGAGCAAGGTAAATGTGAGTTTTGTCCGTAACTTTAGAATGATAACCAAAGCGGAAATCAAGAAGCTCAAGTTTGGGCAAAGAATAGGTTTTAGATGATTGGTAAAGTAATAAAATACAAGTTTGATAACACCGCCAACCTAAACAGCGTATTTGCTGGGCGTGTTTATCCCCTGGTTGGAGCTCAAACGAGTGCCCGACCTTTTTGCATTTACGATACCACAAGCATAAGAGCCGAAGGATCCAAAGATGCCGACAGCCATATTGATATTGTCAATGTGGAGCTCACCTTGATAGGAGATAACTACGGCACGTTGCAAACGGCAGTAGAAAATATACGCACAGCATTTGTGCGAATGAAAGAAACAATTGAGGGCGTGAATGTTCAATCGTGTGGCTTTGATAACCAAAACGAGGTTTTCAATGTCGATGAGGAGACTTTTGCGGTTGCAGTTGATTTAGTGTTTAGAATAGTGAAATCATAAAATTAAGAAAAGATGGCAGCAAGTACATCAGTAATGAATAGCACCGATGTGGTAGTACGCATTGGTACTGACGGAGCAACATATGAAACCGTTGGTAAGATGACCAACGCTTCTTTGAGCGTTACAATGGGAACTCGTGACACGAGCACAAAAGACAGCTCGGGTTGGATGGAAGTATTGGAAGGACAAAAGTCTTGGACTCTTTCGGGCGAAGGCTTGGTAGTGTACAACAACACTGGTAAGGCAACGCCTGACGATATCTACGGACATTTGTCAAGCCGCACACTTATCTACATTGAGTTTGGTTCTGAAGCTACGGATGAGAAATACTACAGCGGAACGGGATACTTCACGGAGTTCTCAACGGATGCTGGGGTAGAGGATAACGCAACATTCTCTTTCTCTTTCCAAGGAACGGGTACTTTGACTCAAGGTACACAATCGTAAATTTTTGAGGGAGGGCCTTTGCGCTCTCCCTTAATTAAACAACACAACAATGACAACACAACTGATTAAAGTAGGAGAAAAGGCATACCCAGTAAAGTATGGCTTTAACGCATTAAGGCTCTTTTGCAATGAGAGCGGTATTGAATTGCAAGAGCTTGAGAAGATAGGGCAAAGCATAAGCATCGACCACGCCATCAACTTGGTATGGGCGGGGATGAAGGATGGCGCTCGTGTTGAGAAGCAAGAGTTTGATCTTACCCCCGAAGATGTTGCCGATTTGCTTGATGAGGATAGTACCCTTATCAATCAATGTATGGAGCTTTTTGTTGCCTCTTTTATCAAGCCGAGTAGCGAGGAAAAAAAGTAAATACCCAAGCCCCTGAATCCCTTGATTGGGACGCATTGGAAGCGATAGGCTTGGGTGAGATGGGAATGAGCGTAGAGGAGTTTTACAATATGACTCCGAGGCAGTTCCACAACAAAAGAGAAGGCTTCCAGCGGCACATTCAGTACCACACTGAACTGCTGTGGGAAACCACAAGGTGGCAAGCAGCAGTGAATGTTGCACCACATACCAAGAGAAGGATAAGCCCTAAAGATTTGGCGGTCTTCCCTTGGGATGGAAGGAAAAAAGTACACAAGGCAGCGAGCTTTGAGGAAGTGCAAAAAGGAATAAACAAGGTGTTTGGTAAATGAGCCGTACTGATATAGATTTTAAGATTGGAGCAGACCTGAAGCAATTCCGCTCGGGTATGCAAAACATTGACCACAGCTTGAAGAAATTAAGCGGTGGTTTTGGTGCTTTAGGCGCAACCATTGGAGCATCCTTTGCCGTTGATATGATCCGTGACTTTGCAATGGAATCTATCAACCTTGCTGCTCAAATGGAAGGTGTAGAGGCTGCATTCAATCGACTCAATCAACCTGGACTTCTTGACCAATTAAGGAGGGCAACGGGAGGCACCGTTGATGACCTTAAGTTGATGCAGACAGCCGTTAGAGCTGAAAACTTCCGTATCCCAATGGATACACTTGCCAAAGGTTTGGAGTTCGCACAGCGTAGAGCACAAGCCACGGGTGAGAGTGTTGACTATATGGTCGACTCCTTCGTTACTGGTTTAGGTCGTGAATCCGTTAAAATCCTTGATAACCTTGGTATCTCTACCATTGAGCTGAATGCCAAGACAAAAGACATGGGATCAATGGCTGCTGCTGTTGGTGCTATTATGGATGAGGAGTTCGCCAAGGCTGGAGAGCGTGTGGTGACCACATCAATGAAGATTGACCAGCAAAGGGCCGCACTTACAAACCTTAAGACCGAGATAGGCGAGAAGTTAGCGCCTATCTATGCGAGCTTCCTTGACGCTACAATCAAAGACCTCAGCACCATCAACATATTGATGAATAGTGAGGTTGGCAATAGAGATAAGGCGGTCATTGCTTTAAAAGAATACTTGCGCCTATCGGGAAAGGAGAGCACCGCCCTTGGTATGATATTCAACCTTGCGGT